CTCCCTTTTTTTTATACTTAGACTTACGCTAGGATGTTGTCCACGCGGAAGATTCTGTAGTACTGGTTGGTTTTCGCTGTTGCCAGACCGTCTGCAGGAGTCGCGCCGACGAATGGGTTTGACGCCATGCCGTAACGAGTCTTGAAGCCGATTTTTGGCTGGAAGGTTTCTTCCGCAACGGCACGAACCATGGTCAGAGGTACGTATGGGCAGTAGAATACACCTGCGTCATATGGGTTAGTACCTTTGTAGCCTACGTTGATGTAGTCTGTGGTTGCATATGGATCAATGTAGATGCGCATACGACCGTTCAGAACACCTGCGAAAGTGTTGCCTGTGTCATCAACGTTCAGAGCAGTTGACATTGCAGGAGCGTAGTCCAGCATGCCTGAAGCTGCAAGTGCTGATGCAACGTCTGAAGAAACGATTGCGAAGTTACCTTTACCGCGACGTGTTTCTTTCGCGATTACGTTAGCTTCACGCTCCAGCTGCAGGATCAGACCTTTGATCTTTTCAACTGACCAACGGCCATCTGCGTCTGTTGACAGGTCGAAGATACCGTTAACAGCAGTGTTTGCTGTCAGTGCGCCAGTTTTAGCTTGGCTGTTGATGGTACGGATAACTTCGCGGTTAATTTCTGCCAGGATCTCAGTTGACAGGATGTTCGCCAGCTCTGTCTCTGCGTCCAGACCGTGGATCGCTTTCAGATCCTGTGCCAGTTCTAAGCTGTATTCAGCTTTCAGCGCGCGTGACTTTGCAGTAACGGTTGCTTTTTCAATGGTGAAGCCCATTTCGTTGAAAGATGAACCACCGGTTGAACCCAGTGCTTCCGCATCAACAGTTGGCATACCACCAGCTGCAAGAGCAGTTGTACGGTCGTCATCTGCTGAAGAGTCAGAATCGGTTGCACCAGCAAGACCTGAACCATCAGCTGGCTGTGTGACTGAAGAGTCGCCAGACCATTTGGTGTTTGCTTCGTTGAACAGAGCTTCTGTTGAAGAAGTTGAACCTGCACCGTAGCGTGACTTCATTGCGAAGATCAGGCCGGTTGGACCAGTCATTGGCTGAACACCGCAGACGTCATATGCCATCATATTTGGCATTGCGCGACGTACCAGTGAAATCAGAACTGGGTTCCAGTTTGCTGCTGAACCAGTGTTGTTACCTGGTGCTGCTTCGTTCAGGTAGTTCTGCTGATCTGCTTGTGAAGCAAATTCTTTTTCCTGGTTCTCAAGAACAACAGCAGTAACTGCACGACGGTGTGCGTCTTTGATTTCAGTACCTTCATTCAGTACTGGTGCCCATTTCTGGGTTAAACGATCATAAGTTTCCATTTAAGGATCTCCTAATTAGTATTTAGTTTTTCTGAGGGCTTGTACATAAGCAGCCATTGAACCTTCGACGATTTGTTCTTCGCCTTCGTCTTCAACTGCTTCAGTGATTGAATCAGTAGTTGCTTTTGCTTTTTTGAAATAAGCTTCTTTGATTGTAGCAACTTTGTCAGCGAAGGTTTCTTCGTCAACAAAATCTACATCTTCGGAAAGCTTAACCAGCTTTTCAACTTCTGTTTCTGCAAGATCACGAGCTGCTTCACGAATAACTTCGTAACGCTTATAAACTTCCAGCTCTTCTTTCATAGCGATCATTGCTTCTGTCTGTTCGTTCAGTGAAGCTTCTAGAACTTCATTCTGCTCGGCCAGATCATCAACTAGGTCAACCTTGGAATCTGGAACTGCAATGTATGACTCTGTGAACAGGGTCTGCAGTTTATCCATGAACTCTTCTGCAATCTCGGTACGCAGACCGTTTTGAATTGCAACTTCGTTCTCTTTCATCCAATTTTCAACTACGTAGTTCAGATAACCGTCGATCTTCTCAACCATATCGGTTTTGAATGACTCAACTTCTTCTGATAGTTGTGTGGCATAATCTTCTTCGAGACGCTCGATCTCTTCTGACAGCTTTGATTTAATAGCTGCTTCAAAGATGATTGCGGCTTTACCTTTGAAACCTTCAGATAAAGTAGCTTCTTCTGAAATCAGAGCTTCTAAATCATCTGAAAAATCGTAGTCTTCTGTAGCTTTTTCTGGGTCACCAGCAGCCATTTTTGGGGTAGCTTTATCACCACCTGGCTTGTCACCCTTGCGCTTTGCTGCAGTTTTACCTGCACCTTCAGCACTCTTTACAGAAGATACTGATTGTTCCTCGGCATTCTTTGGATCGTGAGCTTCAACAAAATTCTCGTCTTCATTGAGCTCAACATCCTGGTCTTGGATTTGATCAGTCATGTGACTCTCCTATTTGGTTTTCAGTAACGAGAGGAAATTCTTGAACTCACGAACTTGTGCCTCATAGAGGTCCGCTCTCGGAGTCTTTTTAATTTCTGTCTCTATTCTTTCAATTTCTTGAGCTTCGATAACGCCATTA